AGAATAGTCGGCTTTAAGCCAGTATTGACCTGCCTCCGGAATAAACAGCTTTCTAATTTCTGTAGCAAACTGCCCTCTACTTGGAACTTGTTGTAAATTTGGGTGGTTATAACTAAACCTACCACTGACAGTGCCCCCACTATCAGAGCGTATTTGATTAATATGAGCATGAATTCTTCCCTCCTCTGTATAATTCATTAACCCATGCAAGAATGTTCCTCTTAATTTATTTAATTCACGTGCTTGCATAATTAATCTTGGCAGTTCATGTGGGTGATCTGTCAAAAACATTTTAGTAAATGATGGTGCATTAGTTTTATCTGTCCTCTCATATGGTAAATTTAAAGAATCAAAAGCTTTCGCAATAGATGCTGCTGCCCATATTTCTATATTAAGATTAGTAAGATCTTTAATGCGTTTCATTAATTTCTTTTCTTTATTTCTAAACTTATCATTTAATGTAACACATTTCTCTTGATCAAAACGTACACCACGACGTGTCATTTGAAATATCACATTAATTAACTTACATTCTACATCATAAACTGTGGTGAGATTATCCTTAACAATCTCCCAAGATAACTTCTCATGTAATTTATAAGTAAGATCTGCATCAGCTTCTGCATATTCACCAACAAACTCCGCCGGTAATTTATACATCTCTGACTTTGCATCTACACCAAATGCATCTGCCGCTTCTTTCAACTTTTGTTCATTCTTAAATTCACCTAAATACTCATGAACAATACTATTTAATGTATATGAATATCTATTCTCATCTATAAGCGCAGCAGCTACCATGGTATCATGTACTCTACCTCTTACATTTATTCCTAGAGTAGAAAGCCACCCAATATCATATTGCGCATTGTGAAATATTTTTTCTATTTTTGTATCATCACAAATTGATCTGATATATTTTATAACTTTCTTCTCATCCATGTTACCTCCCCCATCGTGTGAAATAGGGTAGTAAGCTTTAAAAGAAGCTGTTGCTATTGCAATACCAATAACTTTTCCTCTTTTAATAGGCCATCCTGGTCCATGTTTAATTAATTCTGGGTCGCACGTTTCTAAATCAACAGCCACACGTCCTTCTATGTGTGGAAATTCTGTGGGTGCCACCCAATGAGATACTACTTGTTTAAATAAGTCCTGCGTCACCGATTTCTCCCGCGATTGCTGAATAACCCGCCATGTCAACAAAATTATCCAAGTTAAATTTCTTTCCCTGATTGGAACGTGAAACTTTTAATAATATCATCATAATTGCTACGTCTTTTGCAGTAATAGATGCCATTGGTTGTAATTTACCATCTAAAAATATATTCCAGAACTCTGCAATCTCTGCATGATTCTTAAATGCATCTCCATGTGACTCATTTCTATCATTAGAAATAAGTTCTTTAGCTTTTGCTAATATTTCTTCTTTGGTCATATTATGAACCCTCCTTCTCTTTGTGGTTGTACTATATGTAGTTGGTTGCGAGCGCGTGTAGCCCCTACATAAAATACACGGCATTCATCATCTGAATCTTTTTCCATTGCTTCTTGTGACTTCCTTGATAAGTCTGTAAGCAACATAACATTATCTGCTTCTCCTCCTTTTGCTCCATGAATAGTACTAAGATGTAATTGAGGATCTTTTGATACATTTCCTCTCATCTCTATTGCACGTAAATATTCTTTATCTCTATTTCCTACTTTATCAAAAGCTACATCCCATGGTCTACCAGCCATAAGTAAACCGTGATGCATAACTAACTCTTCTAATTCATACTCTTCTTTATCTGCCATTCTTAAATTCTTGTGTCCTCTTTCAATTCCAATTTGTGATGACATATAAGAATAAATATTTTTAATATCAGGTAATGGAATAGGTTCATCTTTATTTAATTTCTTCCAAGCTTCCACTGCGTTTAATAATTTAGTTGATACAGGTAATTTATTATTTCTTTTATATAACATGCCCTGTAATCTTATATCGCGCTCTATTTCATCAAGCATATAATTAGTTCTAGCAAGTACTAACCAACTACCAGGTTCTTTTAAATTAACTCCTTCTGGGTAATTATGGTATTGAACAAAACCTGCTCTGTCTGTGCCTTTCCACTGCTTAGCTCGTCTAAATTTAACTCTATTTATTATTCTACCGGATAAATTTTGTATAACTTTAGAACAACGATAAGATTGTTTAAGTGTTTCTATCTCACCTGGTAATTTAATAAAGTGCCTAACATCAGCTCCTGCCCAAGTATATATAGCTTGGTCATCATCTCCACATACATAAACTTTTTTAGCATTTTGAGAAATCTTATCTACCATGCGCCATTGTAATGCACATAAATCTTGTGCTTCATCTATAAATACTACATCTAATTTAGGAACTGGACCAGACTCTAAATATAGTTCGATCATATCTGTAAAATCAAATACTTCTTTTTTCTTTTTAAATTCTTCTAATGATCTTTGAGCTCTAAGTAATGCATGCCATGAAACATCTTGTAAATTAGAATGATTATAATGATGCTCTAATTCCATACATTTCATTCTTGATAAATTAACCTCATTTATCAACATGTTATCTGTTGTAAATACACCACCTGAATCATTACCATCTGTAACAGATCCTAAATCCATACCAAATGATTGTGCAAATTCTTTATAATTATCACGTGACATAACTTCTGCTTTAGTTAAACCAAGCTGATGAAACGCAAATGAATGTAATGTTCTAAAATATGGTAGATGTTGTTCTTCTAAATCAAACTTCTTCATTGCCCGGTCGCGTGCCTCGGTTGCTGCTTTCTTAGTAAAGGCTAAAAAAGCAATACGATCTGGCGGTGTGCCACGTGCCAATTCTTCTTCCACACGGTTCAATAACGTATGTGTTTTCCCCGTACCAGGAGGACCAAGTATTATCTTTGTCTTACTTTGCATGTTCCATCCTTGTCCACAAATATAAATTTCATTTTTAATTTCCTCTGCTCTAATGTTAATGCTCTAGGTATCCTTGTTCCAGGTTTCCAAGTCTTGCGGTAACTTTCACTTTTAACATCATATATATTAACTTTACCCTTTTCATTTATTGCTATTAAATCAGCTGGGCCTACACCATACAAATTTTTAAATACAAAAAATCCTTTCTCTAATAAATATTGTATAGCTATTTGTTCAGCTACCATGCCTTTTTTAATCTTTGGTAATTTAGAATGGGGCACTATCAACCTCCTTTATATCAAATGCTGAATCTTGTTGCTGATATGCAGGCACACCCCACACTCTTACTGTTCTACCTTTAAGATTATATTTCTCACTCTTACCTTTTAAATGTCTTAGTGCTTGTACTAATTGACCTGTATTAAAATAAGTAAATTTATTTCTTGTAAGATAGTCCTGTAGATCTTTTAATCTAAACCAAGTAATTCCATCTTCTGTCCATGGTTTACGTAATAATAATTCATCTCTATTTAGAGCCTGGGCACGATCAGTACAAAACTCCTGGAGGAAAGCTTCAAACTGACCGGCCAAAGACCCATCATCAGAAACAGGGATCTTGATAAGATTAGTCATTAATCTTTCAATATTCTCCTGCCATACTGACTGTTTTACAAGAGGAGGCATATGATTCAAACTATTCATACATTTTTTTTGAAACTTAGTTTGTATCTGCAACTCCTCTGTTTGTAATTCCATACGTGCATCTCCAACATCCAAAAACCATACTGGTGGATCTGTTTCTAGCTTTGTTAATGCACTAAACTCTAATGATGAACCATTACCACCTATACCATACTTTCTTCCTCTACATACTTTAGCATTGCAATAGGAATTAATAGGTGGCTCTTTACATCTATAACTATATTCTTTTTTCTCTTATTGTTTTTGCACTGTTACAACCTCTGATGCTGATAGAGGTGGTGTCATATAATCTTGATTATATTTCTCTAATAATGCTTTCCAATTATCTGGATCAAACTTACGTAAATAAACTCCAATATTAAATAAACCATTGTTTCTAGTTCCTTCTGGAAATCCTTGTGTGCACAACTGTTGTAAACATGGTGGTCCATCCTTTATGACTTCATCAGATACCTGGATTGCAACTTTGTCTATATCTTCTACAACATATTTATCATATAAAGCATAGAACTCTGGCAATGTCGCCGCTGTTCCATCATCTTTATAGGCATATCTCGTTGTATTTTTTGAATTATAATATGGAAGATTTAAAAAATTACCTAGATCTCCTTTTTCTATTAGTATGGTTGATTGCTTGGGGAATACTTCTACAGCGGAATATCCAAGACCTGAAGCAACCTCTCGCAATTTCTCTCGTACTAATCTGGCGGATACTGGGTTTTTAAAAAATAAAAATATATGCATTCCTCCACTTTTGGATCTGCATGGCACCAGTGGTAACTGTAAATTTCTAATACTATTTATAATTTTCTTGTAATCAATTGGGTAAGTGTCAATATCAATGCACCCCCATCTAGCCGTGTTATCAGCCTTAATAGGAATGATCCCTAAAGAAGGACCATTTCCATTAAGGTGTTCTGTCCATAATTCATCTTTAACTTCTTGCTTGACAATATAGGATTTACCCTCTTGCTTACCGTCAGCACGTTTCCCCTCGGATTGGTGCTGACCATAAGCTACATCTAAGCCTTCAAATATCGATTTGAATCTTTCCACTAAACCTCCAGTTTAGAAGACTACCTAAAATGGTACGTCTTCGTTGCTTTCTGTATTGTTAGATTTTGGTGCCTCTTTTACAGGCTCCCCCTCTACAGTAGGTTTAGCTTCGACATCTCCTCTTGATGCTGCGGTTGAAAATGATTTTGCCTCATTATAAATATCAGCATCCTCAACTTGACCTGCTTTCTCAACTTGATACCCAAACCAGCTACCACGATCATTAGATTCGCTAACAGTAGATAGCTTATAAATGACTGCGTATGTTGGTGGAGTAAAACTTCCCGATGGACCACTAACTTTTTGTGTCAACATCAAGCTATTCCAACGTCTACTCTTTTTTAATTGAGTAGATGTCATACTAATAACAGCTTGTGACCACGAACCATCTTTTCCTTGTACAAGGACATAGTGGTATGCAGTTGTTGCGATGTAATTACCACTTGGTAATACATCTTTAAAAGTGACCTGGTCACGTTTAGTTTTAGATAGGATTCCACTATCTGCGTGATGGGATTCAACAAATCCTCCACCAGATTCACGTGGTTTCCATTCTACGTATCGTAGTTGGTAAAGAACAGGAATCACGTTAAGTGAATCACTGACTTCTTGTGAGACAGTATTATAGAACTGTCCAACTTTAGCTCCTTCAACATGTTCCGCTTTTGACGGATTAAGTTGAGGACTATTGGATTGTAGTATGTTGATGTAAGGGATTGCAATATCTCTTGACATGTCAAGATTACCGAAACCGCTCGCATCTTTAGAATCACTAGCAAGAACTGCTAGATCTAGTTTTGCCGCTTTTGCGACTGCCTGTGCTTTTGCCATGGCCTTTTTCTCCTATTCTTTTATCGTTGTTTTTTGTCCTACGAAAGCACCTAACAAATCCATAGGTAATGCTTTACCTGCTTCATGTTGCTCTCGTATGAATGCGCGAAGGGTGGAAGGTTCGACCCATTCACGTTGTGAAGATTGATATCCCTTTTCATTCAAAGTATCAATCAATCCTCTAGCTTTCTCATCTTCATCCCTCCCAAAGCTACAAGAAACTTGGTTCTTTATTAAATCACCAAATCCATTGTCTCTTAGCCAACTAAATGCTGCTTCTTTTTTAGCTTCTTTAATAGAAGCGCCATAGTAGTTGGAAACCTTTAAGTGTCTGCCATCAGCTAGTTTTAATTCTGATAACCCAACTTCTGAAAATAAGTTAGGTAATACATTCTCTGCCAAATGTTTTTTATAATCTTTTTTCTTTTTAAGCTGATCTTCTAAATCAGCAATCTCTTTGTCAGTGTCTGCTACATCATTTGCAACAGCACCAATTTTACCCATGTTGTCCTGGGCCGTGCTCCCCGCATCTTCTTTCATGCGGTTTATTAAATTAAATGCTGCTCCCGCAGCTTCTTTTGGATCTA